TTTGGATCTAATATTTCTTTATTCATTTAACTCCTCCTAGTACCTATTCTTTTTATAGTGATCTTTTTCTTTAATAAAGCCAACAAGAACATATCTAATCTGTCCTTCTCCTACGTGCTTAACTCCATGTTCGTATTCTTCGTTGCCTGGAAAAAATACTAGTGTTCCTGCTTTAGGTTTTAACTCTATACCCAACTTTGGAAAAAACAGTTCACCATCCACATAATCATCATTTAGATAAATAATTGTAGCATACCTGATAGATGGGTCTGTATGTTGGTCCGTATGTGATTTTAATTCTACCCCATGCTGCATTCTTTGAATTGTTGCCAGTCCACTCAAATGAAGTTCTGGATCTGAACTTACCACCATTGAGTTTAAACCTTTATAGAGTGGTTTGATGACAGGTTGTTTACTTATATTAAAATTTTTATCTTTCCAGTTTTGGGTAATTTCAAATTTTCCTTCTGCAACTAAATTATCGACATCGCTTCTTCCAAACTTTTCCATACAAAATTTTGCTAAATTAGAATGATATTCTACTTCCCAGTCTTCTTGTGAAGTATTGTTTATAATACTAGCAAAATCTTCTAACTGCTCTTTTGATAAAAAGTTTTCAACAGATATTAATTCTGGAGTAATATTTTCAATAGCATAGCCATTGTCAGATAATTGTTTTTTAAAAGACTCAATCATTTTTATCATCTTCTATTTTATACTTCTTTCCATCTGCATCTAACTTCCAGCCTTGCTTAAGTAGGTCTTGCCACTCTGCTCTTTCAATTTCTTGTTGTGCCCTTGTTTCTTTCATTTCTGCTGCCCAGGCATCTCTTAATTCTTGAGGGTAGTCAGACTCTTCTCTATCGTCCCAGAAAGATCCTATTGTGTACCTTACTCCACTTTCAATCAAGGATACTTCATGCATATTGTTAAATCCCCCATCAAAAACAGCAAGCATTCCTACCTGCGGTTTAATTTCTATATTTTGATCTGGGAATCTTAAAAGACCACCTTCAAAATCATCGTTTAGGTAAAGGAATCCAGCATATCGACTTCTTGTAAATGCTCCAGACTTTCCTTCAGCATCTGTATTATCTGAGTGTACTCTTGCATAGGCCCCAGGCTCCCACTTTTGCGTATGGTATCCAATCTTAGAAATTATTTTTGGATCAAGATCATGCACTGAAGCAATTGCCTCTGGCATTGTTTTTTCAATATCAGAGAAAATGGTAGGTGATAGTCCAGCATCAGTTAATTCTTGATCATTGTCTTGTGGCAATATAGAAGAATATGATTCATAAAACGAAATAGGCATCCAAGTAATTCCACCATTATTTGCCTGAGCATCCAAAGCCTGTATCATTTTCTTACAGTCATCTTCACTTATAAAATTTTCAAAAATCACTATGTCTTTTGTTAATCTTTTTTTATTCTTTAGATTCATGATATTCTTACTCCATTTTCTATTTCAGACCTTTGTGGATATTTGCTTCTAAATTCTTTTTCTAGTTCTGGTTGCATTTTAGCCCAAACGTCTTTCCCAAATTCTTTTTCTTTTTTGTACCAATCGTCTGTTCCTTTTTGATATTTCTGCCAATACATTCTTGATAAAAATTTGTTTTTATTATATGAAGGCATTACTCCATGTAGGTATGGTTTTCCTTCTTCTGTAAGATATTCTGGGTGGCCTGATGGGAAAACTAAAAGATCTCCTGCTTCTGGCTTATACTTTACAAGTTTATCCCCCATAACAAAATCAACTTCTCCACCATCATAGTCATCATTAAAGTAGATTGTACAGGTTATTATAAACTTATATCCTGGAGCCTGTCCTTGTTCTGGCATATAGTCGGAGTGATATCTCATCCCATGTTTTTCAGTTTCACTACTTACATGGTATTTTCCAATTGTTCCACCAGTCCATCGCCAAGTATTAACAGTGTCTCCATTTTCATTCAAAGATGTTTCATTTAAATCTATGTCAATATTGTATTTTTTAATATAGTCTTCTGTAACTAAATGAAAATTTTCCATCATCTCAATAGCAAAGTTTTTTTGATCTTCTTGAACTTGTGTAGTTGTTTCTATATTTTTTAAATTTCCAAACTTGTCTGACATAGAAAAAATAGGAACTATTGGATTTAAATAATCTCCAAAAATAGACCATTGCGTCCAAGGGCTAAAAATTCTATCTTCTGTTTCTATTAATGAATCTGTTAAAACTTTGTATGACTTTGAAATATCTTTAAACATATTTTTATATACAACAATATTAGGATATATTTCTATTGATTCGATATTTTTTGTAGTCATTTTATGGTTTCCTGTCTCCAGTATGTTTTGTAATTTCCCAAAAGAAAGGGCATGTAAACCTTAATCCACTTTTTATTTCTGTTACTCCATGAATATAATTTTTATCTCCTGGGAAAAAATACGCAGCACCCTTTTTAGGTTTAAACTGCACCCCCTGTAGAGGAAAGTATAGTTCTCCTCCTTCATAGTCTTCGTTTAAATAAAATAAACTTGATAGGTCATAGTTTGGAAAATCATTTGGTAGCCCAGCATCTGGTCCATCATGTAGTTCTTTATCTGCGTGAGGTCTTTGAAATTGTCCTGGAAGCCACTTAACAATAGTTGTTCCAGTTGGAGTAACCTCTACTTTATAAAATTCTTCAATTATTGGTTTTAGTCTTTTAAATAATCCAGCAATTATTGGAGAAATAGCAGGATCGTTTTTATCTAATGTTGGCTGAGTAGCAACTCGATCTTTCCAATAATCTGAATCATAAACGACTGTTCCATTTTCATTTACATGGCTTTGGGTTACATCCCAAATAGTTAAAGATTTTGCAGCCTTTTCTAAAAAGTCCATTTCTTCTTGAGTCATAAAGTTTTCTAACTCAACAATCATGTCTTTACTATCTCCAAACCATCCAGAAGGAGTCATTGAGGGTTTTCTTACCACTACATTATCTAAGTTATTCATATTTAAATTATACCACCTAATCTATTTTTAGTATTATCTTCTACCCTAAGTTTTAAAACTTTAACTTCGTGATTCCCTAAAGATTCTTGTTTTTCATTTACTGCATCCCTATACCAGTCTGTCCACTGACCAGCAGAATTAACAACTTGCGCTGCTTCTCCATAAGCAATATTAGATTCAATTCTTGATCTATCTGGATCTTTATAGTCAACAATCTCTATTGTACTATTATTTAAATTAGTCAAAGATATTGGAATTACTGTTGCTATTGGTGTTCCAGCCTTTATTGTTATTTTTTGATTTGCTTTTCTTGCTTTAATTGCTAAGGGAAGTGGATTATCATAAAAGGATGTGCTAATTAGATTAGACATTGTTTCAAAATCATCATTAAAATAGTTTACTGGATTTACAGTAAAAAGACTAACCTCTTCTTCAGTTCTAAAAATTAAACCAGTATTAAAACTAATAGATGACTGACCTCTTCCTTGATATGATCCTTCAGGTGCCTTTATAATATCAATGTGGTCTGGACTTTGATCATTAGTTCCGTCCCAGATAAACTCAATGTCATTAATACAAGAAAGACTCCAGCCAACAACATTTGCTTGTGTTACTGGAAAACATCTATAGGCATGCCCTTCTGATGTTTCTTCCATCCAATCTCTTTTTATTGACATTGGCTGAACTACAAAAGAACATCCCTGTGTTTTTTCAACTGAAATTTTAAACATTAATCAGCCTCTGCGCTATACATTTCTGGTGTGTGAAACTTCTTGCTATAGTCTAACATAGTAACAATAGAGTACTTAGTTCCAGAAGTTACTGGCATTGCTTGGTGAGGATACATAAAGTTTGATGGGAAAATAAAAAGATCTCCAGCATCTGCCTTAACCTTTAAATTTTGCAACCTAAAGTAAAGTTCTCCGCCCTCGTAGTCATCATTAGGATATGCAACAAGTGAAAGAGTACAGTTATATGAAAATCCATGATCGTGATGTTCCATGAAGTGCTGTCCTGGACCATATTTTATAAAGTTAAACGCTTCCCAATATTTTAAATTATTAATATTATACATTCTTGAGTAGTCTTCAACTGCAGGTAATTTAACATCATAAAGATCTTGCCACAAAGATTGAAGGTTTAAACTAATCTTGCTTTTATCATTTTCTATATCTGTTTTTTTGAATTTAAAATCATTGCAGTCACGGTACTCTGGCATTAACTGCTGGTATCCAACATATGCTGGTTGCCAAGCATAGCCAGATGTATCTCCTACTGGCTTAAGGTTAGCCTCAATTCTACCAATAACATCAATCTCTTTTTTAATGAGCCCTTTATAGACCCATATACCATTGCCAAGATCTTGCTTTTCTGTCCACGTTTGCATTTATATCTCCTATTTGTATTCTCTTCTTGACCAAACTTTATTTTTATATACTCCGCCGTCAGGCTGACGATAAAACTTTACGTTATTATTAAGTTTATCATAAATTGTAGACTGGCCTAGGATATCTATTTGATGTTCCCAGTTTTCTCTTTTAAATGGAAGTGCTTGAATATATGGTGTTCCTGCTGGAATGGTTCCTTCCCATCCATCTACAATAAAAAATGGAAAACTTCCAAGTATATGAACTTTATCAGAATCAACAACTCCAGTAGTATTTAAAAACGGAAGGTCAAACCTGTTCATTGGGGTCATAAGTAATATGCTATACCCCTCTGGTAATTCTAAACCCCAAATTGAATTCCAAGCAAAATGGTCTGGATAATATCCTTTGGGATGTTCAAACTGGGGCATTGGTGGTCTTTGAGTACAAAAGTCTTTATACTTTTCATCTTCAATTTTAACATTAATTTTTCCCTGACTATTTTTAAAAAATATCAAATCACATGGGGTTTTAAATACATAGCCTGTTGTAAAAGCATCTAGAATTGCTGGACAAGCCTTCCAAGTAGGAATTTTACCAAAATCATCTGTTGTTCCTTCTTTTGGAAATGGACAAACCTCTTTTGTTGCTTTCCAATATTCTCCATTTGGCATTTTTGCAAACCTATCTGCATCTTTATACCACTCAGGAATTACATTTTGTGTTGGTACTGGAAGAGATAAACTTTCCTTGTTTAGCCATGGCCTGTATGATTTAAAAATAGCAAGATTAAACTTTGTAGTCATTATTTATGGCCTATTTCATTAATGTCAGTCATAACAACAACACAATACTTTGTTCCTGACTCCATTGGAAGTGACGCATGCTCATAAATATAGTTTGATGGAAACACTGCTATATCTCCTACTCTTGGTTTAATAACAAGGTTGTCTAGTCGTGGAAACTTTAGGTCCCCGCCTTTATAATCATCATTAATGTATATTACAGCAGAGACTGTACAGTTATATGATGGACCATGATCTGCATGAATATTAAAGTGTGTTCCTTCTCCTTCATACTTAACAAAATTAAATGCCTCGTAATAGACTACATTAATACCCCAGTATTTTGCATAATCATCAATACAGTGCTTTAGTTTTTGATATATCTCTTCGTGCAAATCTATTAATTCTGAGTTGGTGTCATTTCTAGAACCTAAATTTTCTTGTTTATATTTAAAATCTACACAGTCTCTTGCTTTTTTAATCGGGACTGGAGAATTTGTTACCTGTGCTTCTGACCAATTATATTTTCCATTTTTACCCAAGTTTGACTCAAGGATGTCTATGTATCTATTGGCATCATCTAAAGAAAATGTATTGTGGTAAACGTGTAATCCTAGTCCAAGATTTTCAACAACGATATTGTTATCTAGTTGTCTATTAGGAATTCTATTTGATGCTGTTTCTGATCTATCTTTTGTAAACCAGTGGTTAGAGTTTTCATCACTAATGTTTACTTCTGGCAAAATATCATAATTCATGTTGTTCCTTTTTCTCTATAACTAATGATACCACATTTTATGGCAAAGAAATACCCCCTTTTAAATTTTTGTTTAAGGGGGTATTATCTTTTATTACTTATTGTGAACTAAGAATCCACCAGCGATAAACCAGTCATAAGGTTCAACAGATATAGCGTAGGTTGATATTTCTGGAAGTTCTGTATATCCTATACGGATTACTAACTCTTCTGTTATTGAGCCATCAGGAAGTATTTTGATTAATGTATCTCCAACAACTATGTCGTAAGAAATCTTAATACCAAATGTACCATCTTGATCTTTAATAAAGATTGGCTGTGTAAGAGAGTACGATGCTGATCTATTATTATTAAAGAACACTACCTTGTCTTTAACAGAAAGGCTAATGTTTGTAACAGTAGACTCTACATATCCTGCAGTTTTTGCTGTTAAGGAGTTTGAAGTCCATAGCATGTATGTGTCTTCTTCCTCTGGACCCATTTCATTTAGGTCTATTGAGTAAATAGTGTCTCCAATTTGAAGATCTTTAGCCTTAACAAAACCAGTTGGAGTAAGTAACTCAGTTTCTGCTTCAATACAACCAAGGTTTCCGTAAAAGTTAGGAAAGAATGGGAAGTATGGTGGGAAGAATGGTGGAAAGAATGGGAAGAACGGAAAGAATGGTGGGAAGAATGGTGGGAAGAATGGTGGGAAGAATGGTGGAAAGAATGGGAAGAATGGGAAGAACGGTGGGAAAAATGGTGGGAAGAACGGAAAGAACGGTGGAAAGAACGGTGGGAAAAATGGTGGTGTAGTTGTAATAGAAGCAGATGCTGCAGATACTGCAGAGTTACCATTAGCATTTGTTGCATAAACTGTGTATGTCTGAGCAGTTCCGCCTTCTTGTGTAACCGCAGCACTTATAACTCCTCCTCCTACTGTTGCACCCTTGCTATCAGAAGATGCCCAGGTATATCCAGTAATTGCAGAACCACCAGTTGCTGGTGCTGACCAGGAAACATTGTCCTGATTAACCTGTGTAGTTACAGTTGGTGCTGAAGGTGTTGCTGGTACTGTTGTTGCAGTAATTGAAGCAGAGGCTGCTGAAGCAGCAGATGTTCCTGCAGCATTTGTTGCTGTTACTGTAAATGTATAGGCAGTATTAGACTGAAGACCAGTTACTGTGACTGGTGAACTAGCACCAGTACCTGTAAAAGATCCAGGAGATGATGTAACAGTAAAAGATGTGGCTGCTGGAGAAAGTGCTGGTAAAGAGAAAGAAACAGTTGCTGAACCATTATTAAAG